AAATTATATTTAAGTATTATATACATGATAATCTTAGATTTGTAATAGACGATAATATATTCTATTATGGCGGCGATCATAAGTATTATTATTTTTATATATGGCTAATGGTTAACGATATATGAACGCAGCAATATGTAATAAAATTACACAAGTAGCATACGATACATATTATAAAGATAATAAATATAATGTATCGGTAAACTTATATAAATATTATAAGTTTGGATATATTATTCGTGATAAAAATGATAAAGATATTATTTTGTGTTGTGGTCTTATATATTATCATTATTATATGTATTTGAGTGTATTAGATGAATAACAAATTAAAGAAAGAGGTCTAATTATGAAATACGTAGTACGAACTTTTAATCCTGAACAATCTGTAGCTTGCGAAGCTAATAATTATCGTGACATTATTAATGAATTTAAAGAAAATAATAAAGATCTTAAAGTCGGCGCTATTTATAAACAAGATAACGTCGTCCAATGTAATGTATATAGCACTCATGGTTTATTTATCGATATGTTAGAAATTACTATGCAATGATTAAAATTAATAATAATAAATTATCTGAAGCTGTATTTAAATACGATGATTATGAGCTTAATGATCTTGTTCAATATTTAACGTGCGAAAATTTCGAAGAAAAATATCATGAATATATGTATACTGATGGTTCATGTTATTACTATTATTATTTGTCGTTAGGATTAATTTGTAATTTATAAAAGCGAACATATATCCGCTTTTAAGAATTTATGCATTTTAATAATAATAATAGAATTTTTTGTTAAAAAAAGTATTTTATGATATAATAAAAGGTTACGACATGTTAATAAGGAGAATAATATGACTGAAAAAGAAGCGATTATTATCGAAGAAATTTATTTAATAGAAAATTCATTAAAAGAAAAAACATTAAATTATTTTCTAGATAAATATTATAATGGTAAGACCTTAGAAAAATTACAACCATTCCAACGAGAAAAAATTTTAAAATGGATGCAATCGCGTGTTGAGGATGAAGAAATGAATGATGATCGTATCAGCAGCTGGGCTTTAGAGCATGGATACTTCTAAATTATTAGCAATTATATTAAACAGAGTTTTTACTCTATATAATGTTAAAGAATATCGTAAATATTTCATCGAAAGAAATCTTCATATTGAAAATTTAACAAAAAAATATATAATACATTATAGTAACGAAAACAGATATAGTAGCAATATGTATTATCATTATTATATATATTTAAGTATAATGCCATATATATCAGAAATTCCGGATTTATTAGAGGATTAATATGCCAAATTATAATATGTTATTAAAAAATAAATTATTACCAGATGGTCGTGTTATATCTGATTATCAGATTATGACAGGAAAAGGTCTAACAGATTTAGATCTAGCATATATCGATGAATACGGCATTCTAGAAATTGCTCCACGCAGTCAGTGGTCTGTACCAATAGGATATTATATCGATAAAGACGGGAATGTCTTTAAACAAAATTATAGTGATTTTATATGGTAACTGACAAATTAATAGATCAAGTATTTATTCCGTTACAAATTAGAATAGAATTCGATATATTTTATGAAAATCTTAAACGTTTTATTATGGAAACAAATGCTAAAAAATTATATCGTATATATATTTTAACTAATAAAAATCATAAATATGAAGATTATTATGAATATTATTTATATTTAATATTATGTTCTGAAACAGAAAGAGTATAGTAATGCGCAGTGATTATTTAGATAAGCTTGCCGACTATATAGCTCTTAAAAGTGATAATTGCTATAAAGTAAATAATACTAAATATCTTTCGTTCGATAATTTAAGTACTCCAGAGATTATATTTTCATATAGAGTTTATCAAGATAAAGAAGGAACGACATATAGTGCTAATTTATATTATTGGTACTATTTATTATTAACATTATTATGAGTAAAAGTTATGCTAATGATAATTTGTGTGATATTTTAATTAGAAAATTCATGTGGGACTTATGTGAACCAGAACCATTCGGTCGTAAGTATCATATGTCTTTAAATGCTAAAACTGCATTTTATTCTGTATATGATACCCACGATACAAATCATATTTTATATTATTACTATATGTATTTGTTAACGATAGGTGTGATATGAAAAATAATCAGTTAATAAAAGATTTGAAATTGTTTTATTCAGTAAGAATAAGACATAATTCAACTCTTGTATATTTAGATCCTACTATTAATATTCGTGGAATATATATTTTTTATATTAAAAATAAAAAATATTATAAGCTACATTATTTGTATTTATACTATATTCGTTTAAGTACAATTTTAAAGTTATGTTCAAAAAAATAACAAGAGAATTAAATAAATTTATTAATATTATTCAATAGAGCTACGAAAGTAGAAATAAATCTCTGAGATGATATACGGTTAAATCCTAAGTATTATTAATAATGAACAATCATCCTCTCGAAAAAGTATTCTTCGGTTTTATATATTGAAATTAACCTCCAATTTTGATAATATAATAGTATATATCTATTATTTTTACGAAAGGAGGTTAATTTCAATATATAGAACCGTAGGACATACGGGGATAGCCTATCGCCTTAGCGTAAGACATATAGTAAACTTTTGTTTACTATGTTGCTATTGAATAGGAACCTTGATGACTTTTAGTCATGAGAGGATGTCAGTAGCTATGGAACTTCGAATAAAAAAATGAATAAAGTGTTAGATAGAATTCTAGAAGATTTTACAGAAGAAATGTGTTACAATGATGAGAGAGAACCAGGCAGTGAACCGTATCTAATGTTATATAATACGAATACTATATTCGATACGAATGAATGCCCGGAGTCACATTACTATTATTATAGTTTTTACATCTATGTATTAATGATTAAGGAGAGAGCACTATATGAAATATAAAGTAGTATTATTAACAACATTATTAGGTATATCTGTATTAAGTAGTAATGCCTATGATCCCGACCGTAAAGAATGCAATCAATATTTAGATTGTAAATATTATCAAAATGTAAATATTGTTGATCTGCATTACGAAAATGACGGGAAATCTGTTAAATTAGTGCAACCTAAAAATAGTTTCCATTATAAGAAAGGAAAATAGTTATGATTATTGCGTTAAAAAAATCTAAATTTTTAAGCAATTTTGTTAAGCATGTTGATTGGCTAATTGGCGAACAAGTTACATCTTGTTTAGGTGAAACTTATTAAATTAATAATGTCGATGTTTTTGATTCCGATCTTGTTAAAATTTTAGTCGTAAGATTATATAAGCATATGAATGATGAAAATGAATTATTTTCAGTATATAGTTCATTTGATCTTTCTTATACTATCGATGTTAGAAATAACATTGTTGAAATTGAAGATCATATTAAAACAGATCGCGATTTAAAGATTATGAAAGAAATGCTAAAAGCATTCGATTTTATTATGACAAATGATCAACCAGCAAATAATTAAAGATTATTTTAATGGCAACGACTATGCTGTTGTCGAGTATCATTTTGTAAATGGTAAGCTTTTGTGTCATGTTAAAAAAGATACTGGTACGTATCTTAACCAATTATATCGAGGCTATTATTATCTTATAGTATCAAGTTATATTAATAAATGTCGATATTCGATTGATAGCATGGGGTATCTTAAATATTTGCATTCTCGATTGAAATACGATAGGAATACAAGAGATGCCAAGCAAGAGCTTAAAGATAATATCCTTGGCGAAGATATTATTAAAATATTAAGAGAATTTCGTGATGGTAATCTATGATTAGTAAACAAAATAGAGTTATGTCGATTACTAATAGAGGCGGAAATATATACGATTATTTTTCTAAATATTGTATTACTAATAATTTTGATTATTATGATGTGTTAGGTAGAATATGTGTATATAAAGACGACATATATAAACTTAGTGCTAATTTATACTATAGTTATTATATCGTACTACATTTAATCGACGAAAATTTTTAAAGGAGACAAATATGAATTGTGAAAAAAATTTGAAGATTAAAACTAAAGGTTTAACATCTTTATTACGATCAATGAATTACAATACGTCTGTCGTCGTTATTAAAACAGCTTATGGCTATAAAACAACGTTAATGGCTTTACGTGACGATGGTAATTTTTTACAATTAACAATATGCTTAAATTATCGCGGGAGCACTGTCGATACCGTATATATTCGTATGAACAACACTAAAAAAGATTTGAAATATGAAGATCTTATTCATTTTAAGGCTAACGATCCATATACGGAACGTAAGGACTTATCTGAAACTATTGCTAATTTAATTATTAATACGAATCGTAAAGTCGATATGTTTTATACTTTTTCATTAAAAAATATTAAAACAGCCTTATTAGACCCAGTATTAATTAAACAATATTTATCTGTGCAACGACAAATGAATAAAATTACTAATACTATTAACGAAGTAAAAATTTAAAAATGGCTTATAATATTATTAAATATAGTAGAATTAACGACGACGTATATGTGTATATACAAAAAATGCCTGGCATTTTCAATAAAAGAATAAGTCTGTATTTTGCATATATGTATAGTATATTTGATTTTAAGTTTCGATATAGTATCATTAGAGATATAGATGTTCAAATATATATGAATTTTAGATTATCAAATGAAAGTATTAGTCCTAAAAATCTGGACATCTTAAATATATTAAAGAATAAAAATTATGAAATTTAAAATATTATTAAGAAAGACGCCAGTCGATGAATATGCCCACGAATTATGTTACGATGCCTTTAATAGTAATTTTAATAGTTCTTTATATATAACATATTTGTTGTTTAATATATATCCAAAAAGTAGTGTATATTTAGTTAGCAATACAAAATTAGAGGCATTAGTGTCAATACCTACCCCTGATTATATATTTATGGAAGAGTTAGAAAAACATAATTTATTAAGTATTATAGAAAGGAATAAAGATGAATCTGTTAAGTGAAACAGAACAAAAGCTCAAAGAACTTGATCTGACATTAGATGATATTCAGTTCGTGATGTGTACTGAATCTGAATATGGTAGCGACTTTATCTTCATGAACAAAGATACATTTGTTAAAAATGCTAGATCTGTTAACTACGATAATGGATACGGCAGTCAAGAAATTAAAAACAATTTAACGATTTATACAAAGACTCACATCATCTATCGGTTCGAATATGATGGTGCTGAATGTTGGAAATATGTTCCGACAATTGCTGGTCTTGACGAATTCTTACAAGATGAAAAAAACTGGAAAGAATTTAAATTTGAATCGAAAGATTATTATAAGTATGAAGAACAAATTCCATTCTAGAATTAATAAATGGATTAAAACTAAAATCTCATCAGTATTGCTTCCATATTATACATGGATAGTATTTGAAAAGCAGGAAAAAATTGGTGAAAAGAATTTTAAATTATACCACATTTATTTCTTTTTCTTAGAAAAATATCTATAATAATAACTAAGAGGAGGAATAATTGTGGATTTTTTTGTAGAAAAAATATGAGTGAAGCATATATAATTTCGTCATATACAAAAAATGATAGGGATCGATTATGTCGGTTTAAAACATATAAAGCTGATAATATGTTCGTTCGAGCATATCATCTAGCATATTATGCATATATTAGTTATGCGTATGAGAAATATCGTATTTGTATATATCCAGAAGGAACGATAGGCAATCGATACGATATAACGTTCGAACAAATTGCTGAGATGTACGATATTGTTAACTGTATTAAAAATAAAGAGTATAGCAAAAAAATGAATTCTAAAAAACGTAAGTGGTTGAAAATATTTTAGTAGGTGTATATGGGTTATACGTTAAAACATAGTATTGAAAAAACTGCCGAAATTATTAACAATCTTGATATTAATCAATTTAATAGCGATCGCAGAAATTATTATATTAAAAAGGTTGAGTTTGTTAACGAAGGTATATTTCCGTCAATTCGTTTCATTATTAGAAATGGCCAGACTGATACAACTGATAAACGTTGTGGTATGTTACGTAAAGTTTCGAACACTAACGAAGTCGAATATCGTGACGGAACAGTTAAAATGTACGACGGTATCATCTGGACATTTTTAAAAGAAGCGGGTATAACATTATGAACCATGAAAATTATTATGATATCTGTGATTCGGCTCAAAAAATTTATGATAAAAATCCTGCATTTTTCCCAGGAAATAATATTAGAAATAACGCAAAAACTAGAATGAGAGAATTTAATGTTATTGGTGATGAATTTAATGCTTTATTCTATTATGAATATATTATGTATTTAATCGGAAAAAATTTATAATGTTTATTACTCAAAGAAAATTAATCGATAACTTATACTATAAAGGATATAATCCTAAACTTGTTTTATGTGATTTAAAGCAAGATCGTATTATTAGAATTAGTTCTAAAAGTGAAAACATATCGAGTCCTAAAAATGGTATATGTATTATTAAATTTACATTAGAAGATCGATGGACTACGAATAAAGGATCATATAATTCATTCGGATCTAAAAGAATAAATGTTAATTTTATTGTCGATACAAAACAACAGAAAATTAACGAAATAAAATTTCGATATATAGCAGCAAATAATTCTGGTTATATAAAAAATCTTTCAAGTATCGATAATATTAATTATTTATTTGATCGAAGAATATTATTATATAAAAATTACATTATCGGATTTTTATTTATAAACTATGTTAAAAAAACTGTCGAAAGCCTTAGTAAAAAATATAAGGAGAAATAATTATGTTTAAAAAATTTATAGACGAACTTCGTTGGTATATTAGAACACTATTAGAGGAAATTTAATATGAAATATAAATTACTATTCAACAAACTGAAATTAGAATATATTTGCGATTGTAATCAATTAACGCATACTATCGATACTGTTATTATGAATAATCATAAAGATATTAAAAATAATTATGATTTAAATTATCAAATGTATGGTAACGGTCATGGTAGCAATGTCGAAGTATATTATAACGGAACATTAATTGAGATTGTCGAAGTATCAAGAGCATGATTAATTGGTTTAATTGGTTGTATTCAATTCATCATTATAGTCCGATGATTTTTCCTGAATCAATTACTATAGAGTATTCAAAGTTATATCCTTTCTTAAAAATAAATGATGAGCCGTTGTTGTTTACAATATCTAACGATCTTAATCATTTAGATATTAATATCGTATTTTTTACATATAATCTTCGTCGAAAGATTTATGAATATTCTATTCATTTATCAGCATGTATAACAAGCGGAAAGATATATCCAATATATGCAACAGATAATAATATATTGTATAATATATTTAATGAAATAATGTGTAAGCATTTAATATATTATATGTATTTAGAAACAGATAAAGCGCGTCAGTTAATTAATGAAGTATTAGAGAACTATAAAAATGAGTAATTACAATAAAACACCTTCAGCATGTTTTACATATGGTGAAGGTGATGATTTTAGTAAAGTAATATCGACATATTTTTTATATGAAAATGATATTGAAAATAAAAGTCCGACTGATCTTGTTATAGATCTATATAATATGAAGCAAGAATTAGATGCTTTAGAAGATGAACGAGTGATTCGCGAATATCTAAAATTAGCAAAACTATTAAGGAAATTAGGACAATTATGAAATGGAATAAGTTTATTCAAGAATATAATAATGTAACTGATAGAATATTTTATTATTTATACGAAATAGATCAAGAAGGTCAAAGATTAGATTTATTTTTATTTCAACATCCATATAAAATAAGCTATATTAGATATTATTATTCATATGAAATTGCTAGTAATCAAATTAACTTTCAAGTCGACATAAAAACAGCCGGTAAAGTAGTTAATAGTATTAATGTATTTTTTAATAAGGAAAACAATATTCGTTATTCATTAAGAGAAGATGATTTTTTTAATAGAAAAACATTGTCTAATATAAACGTCCATAAAACTGTATTTTTGTGGACGTATTTTTTAATGCTTTTAAAAGTTGTTGAGTATAAAATAGGAGAATGTTTATGAGTTTATTTGATAAATCAAACGCAATTGCTTTCATTCTAGAACGCCATAAAGCTATTAATATTTTAGACGATATTACTGATATGGAAGTTTATAATCAAGATTTTAAAATTTATTTTTTAGTCGCTAAAACTATGCTAGGATTAAATAATGAATTACCAGAAGTACTATGTTTTAGTATTGAAGATAGCGACGATGTTATATACTTCGATTTATTCGTCGAAAAAGATAAAGACGAAGATTATGATCCGGTATTTATTACGACAGAAACTGAAAGTAATTTAATGGAATATAATGGATTTTTGGACGTGTTGTTTCCAGCTTTAATAGAATTAGCTTATTATAAATTAAAGGAACGAATGTTTAACTAATAAGTTAAGTTAGGACTGTCACTAATTTACTGCCATTTACTTCACGGTTGGGCTCCGCCCCGAAATCTCTTCACACGTTTTCTAATGTGGTTTAGTCAGATGAAAGGATAAGATTATGCAAACAGTAACATTCGAATCTAAAGAACAAGCTAAAGAGTTTTTTATTACTTTAGGTGAAAATCTTAAAGCTAATCAAAACAAAATTTTTGAATTTAGTGGTCAACAATGGAACTTTGATAAAACTCCAGAAGTAACACCTAATATTATTAATACTGTACTAGTATCTGAAAATAACGTATTATATGTTACAGCTAATTTAAATAACGATACAGTATATGTCGATATCGATTTAGAAGACAATATTTCTGGCTTTAGTTATAATCAATTACAAAAATCTGCATTATTGTCTAATTTAGTATATCTCATACTAGAAGACTATACTCAGTTCATGTTCTGTAAAAATGAACGATAAAACTAAATTTAGTTTACTCAGTACAATGTATTTTAATGTAAGCTATTTTCAAGCAATAGTGCCTAAATTATTTATAGGTGGTCGACGTTTTAAAATCAATTTTAATGACGATTACGGATCGAGCATTGTCGTAAAAACATATGATAATTATTTGAATGAACAAATTGTATTTTTTAGCATAAAACTAATGGCTGTCGAGTCTATGACTCAACTTTCGACGAAAGAAAACGGAATGTTACTTTCTAATTTAATACATTTTGTCCCGAATAAAATATGTTCTGAATTCGATACGTATAAAGTTTTAAAACAATTTAATCTATATGTACAATATATTATACTTTCATTTAATCTTATGTACTGGAGGTGATGTAATGATCAAATTAGGATTTGGATCTGATAAAGAAACTCAAAATGTTTATAATAATCTTAAAAATTTAATTGAAAAAGATATGTTTCCGGAATATTCTATTACAGATTTCGAAGAAAATAAAGCACGTAACTCTTTTAGATTTACGATTGCGTATGATGAAGACTATGTATATTCATATATGGTTTGGTACGAAGCCGGTATTTTAAATATCGAGCCAGAAAAAGAAGATTACGAAGTCGAGGATATTGCATTTATTCTATATCCGATTGCCGAAATGTTATTATAGAAAGGATAGTACATATGTTAGCTATATTATTTGTAATTTTCATGATGATTTATTTAGCATTAGCCATTGGCGGCACGTTAGCCGGATGGGATAAAAAGGACGAATAACATGGATCAGTTCTTTTTAGACAGTGTAGCATTGATCGGATTTATGGCTATATGGTTTGTATTCGCTATTATTATATTTTTTATACATTACATATATAGACTTTGTAAAACGAAAAAAATAGTCGAATCATTTTTGTATATAGCCAAAATGCATGTACGAATGTTTTCTAAATTGTATATAGCAACTATGTTATTTTTTGTATTTTGTATTATTATCAAAAGTATATTAGAATAATATGTATTTAAAAGATTTAATAGCTTGCGTAAACAAATGCAAAAAAGATGATGATAAAAATATATATCTATTAAAACATAAAAATTTTAAAATATTTATGCTTAATTTGATTTTAAATAATAGTATACGATTTTCTATATATGATTGTCGTTCGTCAAATGCAACTGTTTTAGATTTAATAGCGCACGACAAATATAGTCTTTATGAATGGCGTGGATATACTTTATGGTTAGAAAATTTTAAAAAGAAACTTCCTAACATGTGTACATACTTAGCATATTTATGTATTTTTAATATGGTTAAAAATGAATAAAGTAGAAATAAAAGATAAAACATTCCTTAAACGGTTCGAAGTTTTTCGAGACGCTAATAGAAATCGATTTACTATGAAACGTCGAAAATATCGAATCCATCAGTACTATACAACCGATGGATCACAATACGAAGTATTCGGTAGAGGATCACAATATTTCGGTGTCTTTACGATTAGTGAAGATAATAAATATATATGTTCTAATAGCATAAGTGAAGAAAATTTATTATTAATTATAAATGGAATATCCGACGCAATACGTTCGTATCGTATTCCGTTAAAATTTGACGGATATCCTTGTGCAGTATATGTCGAAGAAATTATGGATCGATTACATTTTAACAATACTATTTGTATAGGATATCATGATATACAGTTCGAAGTTAATCGGGTTAATAATATTATCGGATATATTAAAGCAGAAGCACGAACAAATGCTATCGATGTATATAATATGCAAATGACATTACAATATCAATATTATGATGACGGTATGTATATTTTCTATCATAAGTCATTAGTTAAAGGTAAAGAACATGCTTTAAAAATATATTATAAATTTTTAATAGCTATGTGTAGTTTAATCGAATATCAATATATTAATTGTTTAACAAGTGTAGAAAAAATACCGTTCTGAGGTGACTATGGAAACATATATTAGAATTACTGACTGGATGCTCTGTCAACATTTTGAAATGTTGATTAATACCTATCGAACATCTGGTAAATTTATCGTTAAAGATTTAGATAATATCGCATGCGAGATTACGTATGATAATGCATATCATCGTTTAAATCTATTAATCGATGAAGACAATTATTATATCGATGTTCTTTACGATGCAAATGTGCAAACAGTATATTGGAATGTCGAAAATAACATTTCATTCGAAGATTTTGGAAAAGTATTAAACGAGGCTAAATATGTTCGACCTGTTGTTTGAGACTCTTGAGTTTTTAAAAATTATTCTAGATATTATTCTAGGATGCATACTAGGATTTTTAATACATGCTGCATTAACTAAATTTGTCGATAAAGTATGTGACGTGTATAACGAAGACGGCGAAATTAGATTATTATTTATGATATTGCCGTCTTGTTTTATTGTATTATTACTGTGGGGTATCGTTACATGGATGAGATGAGGCTTCAATTAGAAGTATTATATAAAATCTTAATGTTAGATTTTCATAAATTCTATCGTCGAGAAAAAGGATCGTATAGTCTAACTATTAAAAAAGTAGGCGATGCCGTTATGGTTACTGTCGATTGGAACGAAAATAAAAACTTCGTAAAATTCCAAATATACTGGGATTCAGAAGAGAAACATACAAGCTTTAGTTTTAACTTCGATACTGATAAAATCGATGCATTATATATCGTAAAGGATTTATTGCAAAAGGAGGAAAATTAATATGGGAATGGTAAATGAAATTACGAATAAGTTAATTGGCGTTAAAGGCCGTATTGCATTCGAACATAAAGACTATATTATTTACATCGATAATTCTCGTAAAAAAGAAGTCGATAGTGGCGATATTCAAATCTTCAAGGATCGTAAACAAGTATATGATTTTTCTATTGCATATCCTTCTAAGGAATGTAAATCTAAAGGTATTTACAATAATACAAAAGATAAATTTATCAATAATATCGATCTTGAAAAATTACATGAGATTATTATGACGACAGACCTATGATTTTCTTAAAAGATAAATATCGAATTGTCTTAGATAAAAGAAACGTTACGACAATTCTTATTACAATATTAACAGTCGCATTCTTTTTATTTTGTGATATGAATTATGCTACTGATAATGGAAAACTGGCATTATATCAAACGCCAATATTAATTATCGTTGTAAGTATAATTACGATTGACATGTTACCTAATAAGGTTAATCCGTTTCATATCGATTGTCTAATGACAGCTAAAGTTGACGAAAAACAAACTGAAGCAGTATTTAATATCTTTAAAAATATAATAAATCTTGTTCTTTGTGAAATTTTACATTATCCTAATATTCTTGAATTACGAATTAAAGATATTAATATCGGTCAATTAAAAAACGTAACACTAATGATTAGAGCTATTGGTTCTGTTGAATTCGATAAAAAATCTGTCGACTTATTAATTTCAGTATATAATAATGATGTGGCTATTCCATTAGTATCGATTTCAATAATAATAACATCTAATATACAAGATATATTAGATAGTATAACAGTAACGAAAAATTTAAATCAATGGAAAGATCTTATCGTATTAGCTAAGACAGTAGAATATTATTTGATAAATCATCAATATAAAGGAGCTATTAAAAATGAAGAAAGAGGATTTTAAACAACTATGCTGGTTGTTTCGATTATTTTTAATAGCTATTAATACTGAATGTTATCAGTCAAATGATTTTAAAATTGGCGAATCTAAATATGCTGTTAGATTAACAGCTATTGAACATATCCTTCATATCGAATTGTTAAAGAAAAATAATCCGGTCGTTGCTTCAATATCTGGTGTCGAATATTTACCACAGGAATCATTAAGTTATAACTTTAGAACGAACGATATATTAAACGATTATTTTGAATTATTCTTTAATGGCAGTAAGATTATTGAAGAAAATCTTAATATACTGTATAATATATCATATAATATATGTAATCCTGTAGATATAATGAAAGGACTTATTAATAACAATGGTCGGAAGAATAAAATTTACTGGTAAGCTAAGTACTATTAATAGAATTAATAATGAATTATTGTATACCGATATGTTCGCGGGCAATTGTATCGTCAAAGAAAAGATTCGTTGTGATAATATTTTAATGTTAACAATCGAAACTGATTACGATATTAATTCTGCATATTTAGTTTCATTGAGCGATACATATCATGTTAATATCGAATATAGTATTAGCAATCATAGAAATCATATTAAACATAATGGTATTATCGTATTTGAAAACAATAAGGCCGAAATTATCGAGGAAAGAAAATTTAATTATGATGAGTCAAAAGCTTAGTCGACGTGTATTTACAGCAGTAAAAAGCGATGTTTTAATAACGTCACAATGCCGATATTATAAATTCAATGAAGTCGATATTTCGGCAGCTAAAACAAATGTTAGACTTACGTCTAAAGATACCGAAGAATCTAAAATGTTTAATAGTATAAAAACATTAATAGCACTTGTTAATAAATACGATGAATTTAAACAAGCTGGTATGGTTATTTGGCTGTTAGGATACTATAGTTTCATTTTAGATAAAAATTTAGACGTAAGAAAACATTTTAAATTAATTGAAGAAATCCAAATTTTTTATGCTCAACAAACCAATTTAGGTCCTAATGAAGTTCAAGTTCAACAAATTAGAGGATCGTTAGAACGAATAGCTAATAGATTAAATGAGCAAGTAAACTTTTGGACCGATATGTATAGAAACTTGAATGAAAGGAATGGTGGTCGATGAGTACAAGTTTGCGTAATTTATTTAAACGTCATCGCCACAGTTTTAATCCAGAAAGCTTATTGCGTGACTTAAAAAACAATAAAGAAAAAAAGAATTTATTCGATAAAGTTAAAGAAATGGAGGAGGCTAGAAAATCAGAAGTGTTGGAGCCAGAGCGTAACAATTATCCACAATGTAAAGTCGATTTAGTTGCACAAGTACAACAAGAAATTGAAGAAGAAAATACTCCGAATGAACCGGCGGACGATATTCAAGAAGAAGTTTCTGTACACGCTGATTGTCCTGCAATCGAAATCGACGATTGGACGACAGAAGATTTAGTACGTACTATTCAAAAAAGTAAAGAAGCTATTAAGCATATATTGCAGAATTATGAGTTCTGGAATAACATGGTTAAAGAATGCGATCAGGCGCTAGGTGATCTACGACACTTTGCTGAATTTTACGACGATGCTACGCAGGAAGAAATTAATAAAGTATATGAACTAATGACTGAATATAGTCGTAAGCGTCGTGTGTATAAAGACCGCGTCGAAATTTTTAAAGATTTGTTCGCCGGCAAGGCTAAGATGGAAAACACTTACGCGCCAATTAATCAAATGTCGAATAAATTTAACAAGATGAATATCGAGCGTCAATATTCTCCACGCGTTCTTAAGGACTTGTTCGAGCGTTAGTCACGTTCTACATTATCCTTCTGGGGCTCCGCCCCGAAATCACTTCTGTGTCCTTTATAAGAAGCTATGTTAAATAGCTTCTTTTTTTATTATGAAAAAAAATTATACAAATATTATAAGAAGAATCTGTAAAGACGGCTTGCCTGAAAATTTTTATCATAATACTTGTAATAACAATAGAATAAGATTGTTTATGCGTGAATGGAAAATACATAAAATATTTGCAAATACATTTGTAATATCTAATTTTAACGTATATAACAATATAAATGATTATATTGATTTTGATTATAAAAAATTTCAAATTTATAGACATTCAAAACTTTTTGATACGAGAAAAAATATCACTGATGATAATTCTTATCAGGCAGAATTATTACTTTTATGGTTAGTATATTTTTATTACGCAAGATACACATAGTAATGCCTGTCAAAAGTAGCAATTCTGATTGAATAATCATCTTTTTAAAAAATAATTGCTTTCGTTTTTATATATTGAAATTAACCTTCTTTTATAATATAATAATATATATATTTATTATTATTATGAAAGGAGGTGCGCCTCATGAATAAAGGTTTTAAAGTTAGAATTTATCCTAACCAGGAACAGCAAATTTTAATTAATAAGATGTTTGGTTGTGTTCGATATGTTTACAATTATATGCTAAAATTTAAACAAAAAGCTTATAGTATATTTGAACTCAAATTAAGATATATAAAAATATCTAACATTCTTACTAAACTTAAACAACGAAAAATTTGGCTTTATGAAGCTGATGCTGCAGCTTTGCAACAATGTTTAAAAGATTTAGATGCTGCTTATATTAATTTTTTTAATGGTGCAGGATATCCTAATTTTAAATCTAAACGAGGTAAAAACTCCTATCGTACAGTTGGATATTTACAATTAGATCAAGATAATAAAATGATTAGAATTCCTAAAGTCGGCTGGATTAAATTTAAAGATAAGATTAATTTTAGTGATTTAACTAAAATTAATAATATTACGATTTCTAAAACTCCTAGCGGAAAATATTTTGCTAGCATTTCAGCCGAAGTCGATATCAAAGCTCTTGCGAAAACCAAGAAGAGCTGTGGTGTCGACTTGGGACTAAAAGATTTTTGTATCTTAAACGATGGAACTAAATTTGAAAATCCTAGATTTTTAGCACGCAATGAAAAACGACTTAGATTATTGCAAAAATCTTTAAGTCGCAAAGTATATGGTTCTAAGAATTATGAGAAAGCTAGAACAAAGCTTGCTAAATTTCATGAGTATATTGCTAATTATCGTAAAGATTATTTACACAAAATATCTATATTTTTAGTTAAAAATTATGATATCATTTGTGCTGAAACTTTACAAGTTAAAAATATGCTTAAAAATCATAAGTTAGCTAAAGCTATTAGCGATGTTAGCTGGTATGAATTTTGTCAACAATTAGAATATAAATCTTTATGGTATGATAAAAAATTTGTACGTATAGATACATATTTTGCATCGAGCCAAATATGTTCTGATTGCGGATTTAAAAATTCTAACATTAAAAATCTTGATGTACGTGAATGGACTTGTCCAGAATGTGGCAAACATCACGATCGAGATGTTAATGCTGCAACCAATATTTTAAATCAAGGATTAACTTTAATATAATTTCAACATATGAAACCGTGGGACACATGGGACTAGCCTATTGTATCTTAGTGTAAGACATATAGTAAATTTTTGTTTGCTATGCAACTATTGGATAGGAACCTTGATGACTTTAGTCATGAAAGGATGTCAGTACTCGAGGTATTAAAATGAAATATTATCTTGAAGTCGAGAGTGATGTACATCACCCGACAGCAAAAGAAATTGCCGAGATTATCGGTATATATAATGTAAGTAATCAGCCTCACGCTATGTTTGTGCGAGCGTATTTAGGACGCAGTCCATTGCAGTATCTAGGTCGTAACGGTATGGTCCAAGTATTTAATAATTATTCAGCCATGCTGGCTCTAGCTAACGATATGTATGAATATTGTAAACGTGAAGGTATTAACGAAGTATATTATAGTTTAGATGACGGACGTGGATATAATTTAAAATTATTTAAAGGCCGTATTCGTACAGCTATTAACAGATTAGAAGATATGTGCAAAGGAATGATAGAAAATGAAACAAAATAATCAAGCAGAAATTTGTCGTAAAATTGGTATTATTATTGGTAGCTTATTAAATATTTGTGTAACGTTAGTTTTAGCATTAGTTAAAGCTGTGTCTTCTGAAGCTAAGAATGTATCGAAAGGATTTGACGAAGCCGAGGAAGTTGAAAAAATTATCGAAACTAAAAATGAAAAGAATACCGAAGGTATTGATGATATCGATGCTGAAATCGAACGTTTAATGGCATTAAAACAAACTAAAGAATCTAACAATAATTAATTATGGCTTATATATCAATTGGTGAAGAAGAAAGAGTTATTTTATCGACGATATATGAATTTATAGCACAATATCCAGCATTAAAATATGATTATATTTTGTTCCATGATCCTAATCGTACTCATATTAGAGTTGAAAAAATTTTCGTATTAGAAGATACAATTACTGTACATATAGAATATTGGACTACAAATAATAAAGAAATAATAGCATTTGAATTAAACTTAAATACTAATATTATTAATTTTAATAACGATGCAGATCGTGAATTCATTAGAGATATTATGTTTTTACCAAGTGTCATGAATTATAAATTCATCGAAACATATAAATGTAAAGATTTGTCAATTTTTGCTAATAATTTAAGAGAATGCTATTCATTAAGAATAAGCAGAGGATATAATCTTTGGTATAGATTTTTGTTTATATTTTCTGATCTGTTTAGCGATGTAAATGACAGTGCACTTTTTAGTACTGATGCTATGTTTTTAGCAGAAGAATCAGCTATCAGATTTTTAAAAAACGGATCGATTTGTATCGTAGATCGTAATCAAACAAATAAATATAACAAAAATATTAGATTCTTACCATTATATTTAATGGAGTATTTTATGCAGGGGTATTATTTAGATGCAATACAAATTCAAAGCGATGTCGAAGAATTTCGACGGCAATCAGAAGAAAATATTGATAACTGGAGAGCTATCAATTCGTAATGATGAATATTTCATTAACAATATTCCGATCGATAAAAAGACTATAGGTCAGTCAACCGGACTAAAGGATAAACATAATCAAGAAATATTTATTAATGACATTATTCATTTTAAAGCAAATTATGGTAGTTATACATTAGAATTAACTACGGCAACTGTAGGATTTGATGAACTTAATGGAAGATTAGCCGTTAAGATGAATGATAATGTGTTAGCATTATGTGATATGAATTATAGCGATGTCGAGTACGAAGTACTTGGAAACATCTGGGAAGGAAAAATTAATGAACAGAAACTTTAAAGCTCGTTGCTTGAAAGATAGATCTTGGAAAACTGGTTTTTATTTGATTAAAAAGAAAGAACCATGTATTAAAGACATTAAAAACGTATGGCCAGTACATGAACAAACGATTTGTCAAAGTACTGGCTATATCGATTGTAATAAGAAAGAAATCTTTTTAGACGATTTAGTTAACTTTAGTGCTACTATTAATGGCAGCGAAATTAAGTTAGATAAAGCTCAGGTTGTATTCGGTATCCCAGTTGGTAAATTAGTATTAGTCGAAGGTAATGAAGTAATCGATTTTATTAGCGATAGATATGAAAATCCTCATTACGAAGTTATCGGAAATATTTGGGACAGTATTGTGTTACCAAAGAAGAAGTAATATAATAGGTATATAAGCTTATTTAATTTTAAGAGGTATACCTATGAACTATCATAAACTTTTAGAAGACTGTGACTTTATTAAAGTTAAACAGACAGTCGAAATCCGTCCTCATGACGGAAACAAAGGCTTTTTTGAATATGTAAATCATATTTTTAAAAGCGTAAATAACGGTCATCGTTATGGTCCAGCTGTTAAGACTAATATCTTAACAGTATATAATCGCGGCAATTATATTGCTTGCGAAATGGGCGATCAACGTATCGATATTCGTCGAGATAAGATCATTATTTATGTACCAGGTTTAAAAGCTAGTAACGAAGAAACATATCGTCAATATGCTGTATGTAATATCGGCGTATTAAACTATATATATAATTGTAAAAAATACTAGCTTTTAAATATATAATCCTAGTATAATATACTAGGCCTGCATAATAGGATGCAAATCATTGAGAAGATTTAGACATATGCTTTAACTTTGCAGGAAAACTTGTAGCGGAATGTTGCAAGGTATTAAGAGCGGTCATCAGTAGCTAAGATGGTCGCTCTTTTTTATTTTTTATGAAAGGAATCTCATGCGTAATAAAATTATTGTATTTACATTTTTACTAGTATTATTTACATTATCACATGTACACGCATGGGATAATCCTAATAAACTAGAAGTAAATACTGGAGTATATGCATTAAAAACTGCTATGATTGGTGCATATATGAATGGGTTTAACGATGGTAAAAATAATCTTAGTAAAGATGAAGATTATATTCATGGCGATTATAAAGACTTCTTAAAGTATTATGAGGAAGGCTATTATAAAGGTCGTGTATTCTATCATCAAAAAATGTAACTGGCAATGCTTTTAGCTAGTCGGTATAGGGCTTAAATTTTATCCCTTTAGGAGTTTTCTAAAATAACTTAGAATTAAAACCCTATAAAATACTATTATTATATAACTCTAAAATTATAAATTTGGAGCTTTAAAGCTGTATTATTTAATATAGTATAAAAATAGCAGAATAGTTGCGTACAATTAATGTAGCAGAGAAAAAATGGAAGAAAAAAATATAACATATCGAACTAGGATACATTATATTATACCTAGTCAAGAATTAATAAATGAAGCTCGATTATCTAATAATTTATATAATCAAACGTTATATATTTTAAGACAAGCTTTTACTAATAAAGAAAAGCTTCCGTCTAAATTTGATCTTGTTAAGACTCTTCGTCACAAAGAATATGAATGCGAAGAATATAATAATTTTAGCAAAATGGTATCTTGTAATGCCGAAGCAATTATTCATTTAGCAACTCAAAATTTTAAAGCATTTTTAATGACATTGAGGGCTTTTAAAAAGAATAAATCTAGTTTTACAGGAGCACCTAGAATTCCTAGCTATAATAAAAAAGAGCAGGAATTCATGATTATCATTAGAGATACTCAATGTACTGTTAAAGATGGCATGATGCGATTTCCCAAAAAATTAAATTTAGATAAAATTTATGTGGGCGATTTGGATATCGCTCATGTAAGAATTTTACCTGGTAAAAAATATAAAGTCGAAGTCGTATATAAAGTCGAAGCATTACCTAAAAGAAAAAAAGGCAATATTGCTGGCATCGACTTAGGCTTAGATAATTTAGCGACTGTCGCTATTAATAAACGTGGTATTCGTCCATTGTTAATTAATGGTCGTCCTTTAAAATCTATGAATTTACATTTCAATAATAAACGAAATAAAATTCAATCCGAGCTTAAAAAATGTAATGATAAATATATATCGCACAAACTCGAGACTTTATATCGTAAACGCAATAATCGTTTTAATACATATATGCATAAAGCATCTAAAAAAATTATCGATTATTGTTTAGAACATAATATAAGTCAAATTATTATTGGTCATAATAAATTACAGAAGCAAGAATCTAAGTTAAAGAACTTTGTCGCTATTCCGACTTTTAGATTAATCGAATTGATTAAGTATAAAGCAGAATATCATGGTATAGAAATCATTGAAACTGAAGAGTCTTATACAAGTATTACATCTTACTTAGATAAAGAAGAACCTATTAAAGATAATGCCGATCGTTTTAGACGTATTCATCGTGGTCTATTTGTATCCGGTAAAGGCAAACGAATTAATGCCGATGTTAATTCTGCTTATCAGATTATGAAGAAAGTTATCGGTGACAAAGTTATTAAACCTATCGGTAAAGGCGCTGTATTTATTCCTAAAAAAGTTACGATGATTTAATTATGTCTACTACTATTAAATGGTTAATGATTATTAGTCAGGCTATTTCTAATTTAATATTTGGATTTACGACGCCAGTCGTACATGTTTATTTTATGAGCTTAGTCAGCCCGAATATATATAGCTTAGCTAATTTTATCGAAGCAGGATTAGCAGCTGTCGTAAATAGTTTGTTAAGCAATCAAACATATCGTCATCACTTTAAACAATTTGCTTTGTATTTTTTGGCCTTAGATAGCATATTATATATAATCATAATATTTCTAGGTTTAGATTATATTAATATTCGATTTATTGGACTAGCTATTATTAATAGTCTATTAAATAATATTTGGTTTATTATGTTAAGCGATGTGTTAAATAAGAATATTGCTGGCGATGAATTAACTGATTTTAAAGTACTTCAACGAAGCTGGATGCTTTGGGGTAGTTTAATAGGATCTGGAATCGGTGTTTGGATTAATAATTCTATATCGATAGAATTTGCTTTAATTCTACAAGCTTTATCGACAGTATTAATTGCTATCTGCGATGGTTATTCATTTAAAAAATTAGAAAGGTCAGCTGATGAATGAGACTATTAATTTTAATTGCTTGCTTTATTTCGTTATTTAGTATATGCGATGCAAGAAGTATTACTAGCTATAATTGCACTTATGAAGAACAACAAGAAGCTTTAGCCCAATATCATAGTTTTGTAAGTGGCTTTGACGATGGCTTATATAATTATACTAATATTTATTATTCTGACGATAACTATAAAATGGGTTATCGGTTAGGAAGTGCTCATCGGAGGTGATTAAATGAGTTATGAAATTTTAGCTACTATCGGTGTTATCGCCGTTGCATTTTTTGCGACAGTATGTTTTGTCGTGCATCAAGTATTTGAAACACGACGTATGCGTATTCAATATGAAGGTGGATATACAGAGGCTGAAATTAAAGAAATTTTACATGCCGAAATTGATCCGTTGTTAGAAACTGCTAATAAGAAAGGTTCTAAATGAAATACTGTATTGAAGACGATTATAATGATTTATTAAATTTATTATTTCAAATGCAAAAACAACAAGCTGCTGGTACAGTATATGTTTTAGTTGTTAATGAATTACATATTGTCGATACTGAATTAATTGCTTGTGGCAACAATATTCAGGTTAAATTTAAGGTATCTGAAGAACCGAAAAAGAAAGCTGAAAAATTCAAAGAATATCAATGTTTTTTGTTTAAATCAGATTTTGATGAAGGTGTATTTAAAATTTTTGTTGAAGATAAACTTAATACAAGTGTCGAATTAGAAATTATCGAATTACTAACAGAAAAATTATATAGTTATAATACGATTAGAGATATGAAAGGAAATTAACATGGAAGTTAAACTTAACAATAACTTTAAATGGTTTTTAGAAAGTTTATTAAACGAAGGTTTCGATCAATTCTTTATTGATAATATGTACGGTGCTGTATTTACTAAAAATGGTAAAATTAGACCTATTGATTGTGCTAATTTTATTACGAGCAACTTATATAATGCTTGCCCTGATTTAGTAGAAAATACTGAATACAATATTAAAGATCTTATTGAAGGAAAACTTACTGATAATAATTTTAAATTTGGTGATAAGATTATCGTTACCATTAATAATACTGAATTAGACGGTGTATTTATTAGAAAAGAAGATCATTGTAGTGTCGTAATGATTAAAAATGCGAAATTACCAGTTCGTGTTACCAATAAAATTATTAAAAAAGTTGAATAATTAATAAATAAAGGTGAAAAAAATGAAGGAATTTGATTTAAATAAACTTAAAGAAGCGATCGATCCTAAGGATCCTAAGAAAGCTTTAAAATATTTAGGCGAAACGATTACTCGTGAACAAATGTATACGTACATCGTTAATAAAATTATCGATCAAAAAGATAACGAATGTGTATATATGCCGATGCCGACTATTTATAATTTATTCATGAGCTTCATTCAAGATATGTGTGATGAACCATATAAGTTATTAAGCGATATTATTCAGGAAAAACCAAATCTTGAAATTAAAAAGCTTAAAGAACTTGAAACTAAAGAAGTTGAAACTGTCGGCCCGGTTGCAAAATATTTGCTCAACAAATTTAATCTTGAAGATTATGATGACTTCAGAAAAAAATATATTGATACAGATTTTGAATATCGTTGGTATCCATTGTTCGTAAAATATATTTTAGAAAAGAATAATGGTACAGCTAAAAAGTTCGAATTATTAAGCCCGTTCTACGCTCCTAAAAATAGTACGAGCGATTACGACCTTTTTGCTCCTGAAGATTTCGAAGTTATCGACGATTATCAATTCGCCGACGAAAGGGACAAATAAAATTTATAATGCGTTTAGTTTATAATAATAGAGTCTATCACATGGTCTATCTAACAGATGCCGTATTAAAAGACGGTATTTATGTTAGTGAAGGCTTATGTGAAGACGGTAAATCTTATATTATTAATTGGGAGGATAAAGATTTTGACATAGAATATCCTAGTTCAATTTCTTTAGCATAAACTGAGTAATATATAATTGCCAGTACTGTTAAAATATACATAAGTGTGCTGGTTTTTTAGTATAACGAAAGGAAACAGCATGAGTGCATCCTTTGTAGTATCGATTATCCAGCTACTCATGCTAATGGGTACTTTCATACTTTGTATAGCCTCTATTTTGATAGTGGCTGGAATATTCGATCTTCTTTGTTCTAAAGAAGAAATACGTAAAAAAGAAATTAGGACACAGTTAACATGGAGTATTGTCGCATTTATTGCAACATTATTTTTCATCTACATATTATTCGATACACAAAATTTAATCGAAATTAATATGGTGCCTCAACCTCCATATGGATCGTATCGGTAAAACTATCGATTGTATTTTTGAATTAGTGTTTTTTAGCCTTGGAGATGGTTGAAATCGCTGATTTTCAAGTCGCCCTACGATTTACTATTAATTTTAATAGTAATAGGAAGACGAGTAGAAAGTTAGGAGATCAAACCTATGAAAATTTTAAAAACTGTATTTTTTGCTTTTACGTTAATGCTAGGTATGCTTTACATGCCTAACGCTAATGCTACTGAATTAACTGCGTATACGCATACAGGTAGCGTTATGGCTAACGGTGAATGGCCATATGAGGGCGCAGTTGCTAGTAACGACTATGCTCTCGGTACAATTTTAAATATTAATGGCTACAATTACGTAGTTGCTGACCGAATGGCGCCAGGCATTCATGGAGTTATTGATATCTTCATGAATGATTATGATCGTGCAATTCAATTCGGTCGTCAATACGGCGAAGTATACGTCGTAAGTTAATATAATCGATCCATTTTACGTATTATTACTCTCCCGTTAGTACTGGATACTAATCCAGCACATGTATATTTTTAATTTTAAATATTTTTAATTGCTGGTTCTCGTCACAGCAACTGTTAATAAAATAAGGATAGGCGCCTTTATGAATAATTTACTAAAAGATTTGTCGGCATTTGGATATGCCAAAGCTCTCGGCCTTCGGACGAGATTTTTAAGTCGTGAATTTTGGACATCGTTTGCATTTACTGTTATATTTTTAGCAAATATGATTGTTTTTGAACATTGTAATAATATGACAATGTTTCACTTAACAATATTATCTTTGCCATATTTAATTGTATTATTTATATTAAATGCAATCTATCATAATACAGTTATGTATTTACTAAGTAAAGTAAAACGTGTCGACGAAGAAAATGAATTGTATTTAGCTAGTATTGCTGGCTATGCTATTTTAAATAATATTATGAATGCCGTCGGTATTCTATTTAGTATGACCGGATTATTTTATTACTCCGGCTTTGACCAAGGGATTTTGATGAATCCTATTCTATTTGTGTTCATTGTATTCCTTGTTATTTTTAATACATATATTTGTTTAGCAAATATGGTAAATGGATTTAAAGTATATTTAATTACACGTAATCAAGAGGAATAACTATGGCTATATTATGGAAAACTACAAAGTCTAATAAGACAGCATCGTATAAAGGATATGTACCGATGCCGTCGACAATCGATGAACCATCGTTTGCTGAAAAATGGAAACGATGGCGAACTGGAGATCCTGCTAAATTTTTAACATATAAAGATTTACAGGAATTAGTCTTATATTGTTACAATAAAAATCTCAGTGTAACGACAACAGAATTAGAATTAGTTTTCCATGAAAAACATATTTACGATAAAGAAACGGCAATTAAATATATTAATGAACATATGAATGAGTTCGGCTATATCGATGAATATAGCGGACGAGTTATTAATCCTAGTCAAGGAGGTAGCAATACAGGAACTAATAACAGCAACGGTAATTGCTGTTGTTGCTGTAAAAAACCATAATGGACATACATAAAATATATACCGACATTTTAACAAGTTATAATATTTTAACCGTATTTAAAGGCGATGTCGATAAAGAAGATTTAAAGATTATTATCAGCTTATTTTTATTAAGCTATACAAATTTAAGTATTATTAACCGAGATCGCAGTCTTAAAAAAGACGAAAAGGTCGAAAATTTCTTTAACGCTATCGATAAGATTATCGATAAACGATTTATTAAAGATATTTTAGATAAAGAAACATTAGAATCTATCGTATTAGATTTTAATAAACGTATTAAATATATGAAAGAACATGGACTTGATATCGAAGTCTATGATGAAATGATGACGCCTGGCGTCGATTCGATTAAATATATTATCGAATAATTTGAGCTCCCTTCATGGGAGCTTTTTTAATTGGAGGTATAATGCGAAATATAGATTTAATTCGTAACTATAATAAAATCCAAGATATTGTCGCTATTTTTAATAGTATTAAAGTAAGTCGTCGAGCTGTATTCGGCGAAGAAATTATGAAGAAGCAAACTATTAATGTTGAATTGGGCAAATTGTTTGTTAAACATAAAATACTTGATGACTATCCTGTCTTTAAAATTCTTGTGAAACTACTTGTTGCATGCTATAATAATCCTGAAGAAACTAATATTTCTGAGCTTAAGATTACTAATGACCTTACAGACGATGAAATTAAAAATATTTACGATGAATTAGATAAACAAATTAAAGATAATCCGGGTATCTTCGCATGAATTTGACAGTTAATCAAATCATGAGCTTAGAAGATCCAGAAGAATATATTCGCGGATTATTCATAAGACTTTGCATTATCAATTATCGTATTAAACAAAAAGGATTAACTAAAGAAGATCAATATGAAGTCATGCAATTAATCGAAAGTATCGCTAATACTGTCGGATATAAAGAAGAAATTCTTAATAAATGTATCGATATATTTAGTATTACGATGAATATGCATCATGACTTTTACTTATCTTGGGATTTAGTCGAAGAGTATTTAAAGGATAAAGTAAAGTTATCATGATTTTTATTAAAGAGAATGTTTTAAAACATGTCGACAAGATGATTATCGACTTAAACTTTCCAGAACAAATTGGTAGTTTACAAGAATTAAAAGAAGTTATTACACAGGCAATTAATTATAGTACGAGTACTGATCGATCAGAACAATTGTATTTTAGCTTAAATGAAAAGCGACTGATTTTGTCGATCGATGAACAGAATTTAGGTACATTCTATTCTGAAGAGTCAGATATGCCAATTATTTGGTCAGAAATCGAAGATTTTGTACCGTCACCTCATGAAGACGATCAATATACATATGTCAGTACTATATATGAAACAATTATTATCAGTGATAAATTAAAACCATTATTAGTCGGTTTATTCTTAGACATTAGCTCAGTGTTACCAGTTAATTATATTAGGAGTTTTAAACATGAATGTAAATAAAGCTATTAAAGAAATTAATAATGCACTGACTAATACTGTCGTCGAAATCTATGGCGACAGCGGATCTGGTAAAAGTTATATCGCCGATAAAGTTGCCGAGACGAAAGATTTTGCTTTGCTAATCGATAGTCTCATGCAACGTACAGAAGGTCAGTATTATATTATTCAATCTAATAAATTGGAAGATGCTGAAGAATTAATTAAAGATTTTGATCTAGTCGTAATCGATGACTTTTTCCAATTAGCTGGTGATCCTCGGGACAATATTTACAAATTACAAGAATGGGTGTATAATAATAGAAAATTATCTATTATTTTAATTAATCAGATTCGTGTGAATTTTAATGAACGACGTCCAGAAAAATTTGTTCCGTATGCTGATTATTTATTACAACGGTATGCCGATCGACGATTCTTTACTGAATTTAAAGATGGCGAATATATAATTACACAAGTTAAATGAGGTGCACCTTATGATTATTGTAATTTCTGGCCCGAGTGGCAGTGGCAAGAGTACACTTGCTGGCTTATTCGAAGTTAAAGGTTTTAAACGTATCGTAACTTCGACTAATCGTGATCGTCGATTAAACGATCCAGAAGGTCAATATTATTTCGTTCCGAAAGAAGAATGGAACGACGACGACTATATTTGTGTTACTAATTATGGTGGTAACAAATATGGTATCGATAAAGGTTATTTCGACGAGATTAATAAAGACTTAAATTATATTGTCGTATTAGATGAAGCTGGTTTAAAAGAACTTAAAGAATACTACGACAATGTATATGGTTTCTATTTAAACGTAGTCGAAAAAACATGCCGTGAACGTATGGCTCAACGTGGTGATGCTGCTGATAATATCGAGAAAAGAATTGCTTATGATAAAGAACATCATCGTTTCAATTATTTAATTGACGATGATGATTTATATGATCAAGCATTCTTTGGCGAAGATCACCCGTCTATGATCATGCGTCAAATCATGGACTATTTTAATAATAATCCAGATAGCAAAGAAACGATCGACGAAGGCGAAGAGATTCTTGCTATGCTACATAAACAAAAATAAATATAATATATAAAGCCCCTTTTATAGGGGCTATTTTTAATATGGAGGGAAAATGGCATATTCTAATAAAATCGAACAGGCTGCTGTAATTTTATTCGAAGAACGTGACGATCGTAATAAATTAAGTTTACGTATTCGCGATTTATGTAATATGGATTGGTCTACCGAAACATTTACGTCATTCTCTGCTATGTGTGCTATCGAAATGGCTAAGAAGCATTATTGGGCCAAAGAATGGTCTAATATGAATTCATTGCATATGGCAAGAATTTGGTGTGTCTTAAATGCCGACGGTACTTCCTTGCGAGAGCGTATCGATAATGCTGGTTTCACTGGTCAGAAGATTAATGAAATGATTATCGAAGGTGGCGGAACGCTAAGAAAACAAAAGTTTGATCAAGCTATTCGTTACAGCGAATGTTTTACCGATGCCGAAATTAAACTTTTAGAAGCTATTAATAATAAAACTAAGAATAAACGTTTAGCATCGATGCGTGAAAAGATTACGCCAGAACATCGTGAATTGGCAACGAAACATCGTTTAGAGTCTGCTAAGTATAATAAACGTAAAAAAGCTGCTAGTAAGATCTTAAAAGAAACAGCTAAGACTGTTAAAGAAGCTAAGAAACCAGCTCCACGATACGTTACGTATAAATGTATCGTTATCGATAGCAAAAAAAGTAAATTTGACAATATTGTCAATGCAATTAAATTAATTTTGAGTGGTAATTTTAAGGAAGTAAAGGAAGAAGTCCGTGAGTGTAATTAAAGATAATGATGGTGTTCGCATCGGTATTTTCGATAAAATGCTCGAAGAGCGAGTATTATTTATCGTCGGAGAAATTAATGACGAGTTGGCAAATTCTATCGTTGCTCATCTATTATATCTTAATAGTAAAGATAGCCGTAAACCAATTACATTATATATTAATAGTCCTGGCGGTGTTATTACTTCCGGATTAGCTATTTACGATTAGAATTGCTGTGTATACTCATGACTTTTGTCATGAATTAACAGCATGAATAGTCCATTTATTTGGAAACAAGTAAGTGCCGAGATAATCTACATCTCGGAAATTTATCTAATTGCTGGGAACCCCTAAAGCTTAAGGTGCCAACATAAATTTTATGTTAGGCTACGAAAGTAGAAACAAATCCTTAAGATGACATATGGTTAAATCCTAAGTGTTACAACAATGGGCAATCAGCAGCCAAGCCATTGAAAACTTGTCGATGGAAGGTTCAACGACTAGAGCGAGAGCTCGTACACTGCAAGTCTATAATGGCAGTGGAAATGGTAAAGATCCTTATTAAAGGATTAAGATATAGTCTGTGCCTTAATGAAAGTTAAGGATGCGCGTAGTGGCGCTGCATTAATGGTGACGTATTAATGTGAACGATCATCCTCTCATAAAAAATAGGTTCTTACATATATTATAAAAATAAACAAAAAAAATCTTTTAAACTCTTGAAAAAATAATTTACATATGTTACACTTATATTATCATAAAGGAGGTAATATAATGAATGTAACACATGGACGTGGTTATGTTTACGCAATTCAATATCACATTGTTTGGTGCGTTAAATATCGCAGAAAAATATTAACACAAGAAGTTGAGGCTAAATTAATTGATATTTTGAATAAGATTGCTAAAGATAATCAGATAATTATTCAAAAATTAAATATAGATTTAGATCATATTCACATGTTAATTTCGTGCAAGCCACAACATTGTATTTCAAATTTTATTAAGGCCTTTAAGGGAGTTTCTGCTAGATTACTAGCTAAAGAAATTCCAGAATTAAAAAAACAATTTCCAAAAGGTCATTTATGGAATCCAAGTTATTATGTTGGAACTGTATCTGAAAATACAGAACAACAAATTCTAAATTATATTAAGAGTCAAAAAGAAAGGTAAGATTTAAAATGGAAAGAGCTTATAAGCTAAGAATATATCCTAACAATAAACAAATTGAATTATTAAATCAAACATTTGGTTGTGTTAGATATATTTATAATTATTTTCTAAATAGAAAAATAAATTTCTATGAAAAGAATAATGAAAGTTTAACTTATAACGCTTGTTCTAAAGAATTAACTCAACTTAAAAAAGAAAATGAATGGCTTAAAGCTCCAGATAAATGTGCATTACAAAATGCACTTAAAAATTTAGATGCAGCTTATCAAAATTTTTTTAAGAAAAGAGCTAATTTTCCTAAATTTAAATCTAAAAAATCTTATAAAGAATCTTATAGAACTAATAATGGTAATAATAATACTTCTATAAGATTCGAAAATAACACAATCAAAATTCCAAAAGTTGGATGGATAAAAATAAAAGGGTATAAGAAAATATCTGGAAGAATTTTATCCATCACAATTTCTAAAACTAAGTCTAATAAGTTTTTTGCCAGTATTTGTGTTACTGAATTCGAACCAGAACAATTTGAGAAAACCAATCAAAATGTAGGTATCGATTTAGGATTAAAAGAATTTGCGATTTTTAATACTGGTGAAAAAATTAATAATCCAAAATTTTTTGTTAGATCTCAAAAGAAATTAGCTAAAATGCAACGAAAACTATCTAAAAAAGTTTTTGAAAGCAATAATTATTTTAAATATAAAATTAAAATAGCTAGATTTCAAGAAAAAATAAAAAATCAGAGATTAGACTTTCTTCATAAATTATCTATTAGATTAATTAAAGAATATGATATTATTTGCATTGAAACATTAAAAGTTAAAAATATGATAAAAAATCATAAATTAGCTAAATCAATTCAAGATGTTTCACTATCAGAATTTATACGTCAGTTAGAATACAAAGCTAAATGGTATGGAAAAGTAATTTCTAAAATAGATACTTTCTATCCATCATCTCAATTATGTTCTAATTGCGGGTATAAAAATCCTGATATTAAAAATCTCGAAATTCGTGAATACAATTGTCCAGAATGTGGCGTTCATCACGATAGAGACATTAATGCTGCAATTAACATCTTAAATGAAGGTTTAAGAATTTTAAATTCTATATAATATATGTAAGAACCGTGGGACACGCGGGGATAGCCTATTAAATTTACTCGACCTATGATTATGGTTAGTATTTATATTAATTATAATTAAGTTGAGCGTAAATAGGAACCTCGTCACTTTAGTGGTGAGAGGATGTCAGACGATGAAATTAGTTAAAGCACCAGTTCATACAATCGGTTATGGTATGTGTGCTAGTATGGCTAGTTTTCTATTAAGTATGGGTGATAAACGTAGTGTATTGCCTAATACTTGTGTAATGATTCACCAACCATTAGGTGGTGCACAAGGTCAACAAACTGAAATTGAAATCACTTATAAACGAATCACGTCTCTTCGTGAAAAACTAGAAAAGATGTATGCTGAAAAATCTAACGGCAAATCTTCTTATGAACAAATTCACGAAGCTTGTGAACGTGATAATTATCTCGATGCTAAAGAAGCATTAGATATGGGTTTAGTCGATGAAATTATCGGGGGTGACGAAGAATAATGAAATGTTCATTCTGTGGCAAAGACATCAACGATAATGAAAATAATCGAGTGACTTTTAGTTCTTCCGTAGACGAAAATATTTTCATCTGCCAAGATTGTGTTGAAAATATGAGTATTCAGTTAGTCGAAGATAATCCAGATTTAAATTTTGGTGTTAACTTGGAAGAAAATTTTGGTCTCGAAGATACACTAAAACCAAAGGTTAAAAAATCTAAATTATTGCCTTCACAAATTAAAGAATATCTAGATGAAAGTGTCATTAATCAAGATTATGCAAAGAAGATTTTAAGTGTAGCTGTAACTAATCATAGTAAACTATTGGAATACAATGCACTTAAAAAAGATAAAATTGGTATTGACATAGAGAAATCGAACATTTTGCTCTTGGGCAAAACTGGATCGGGTAAGACCTGGATAATTAAACAAATTGCTAAATATTTAAAACGTCCTTGCGTCATTGTTGACGCAAGTAGCCTTACAAAATCTGGGTTTGTTGGAGAAGACGTAAATAGTATTATTGCAAAATTATACAGAGAAGCCGGTGAAGATGTTTCGAAGACTGAACAAGGTATTGTGTATATCGACGAAATCGATAAGATTGCTGCTCGTGATCCTGAAAATGCAGGCGCTCAAGGTAGCGATATTGGTGGTCGTGACGTACAATACGAATTATTAAAACTTGTCGAAGGTGGCAAAGTGGCCATTAAGACAGGCGGTATGTTAGGTCAAGGTTCGACAGTTGAAATCGATACGACAAATATATTGTTTATTTGTGGCGGTGCATTTACCGGTATTGAAAAGAAAATTGCCGAACGCTTAAATAAATCTATCGACAATGGTTTCGGATTTACGAATGTAAAGTCCGAAAACGAAATTCAAGATGAAATTACATATAATGGTTTAATTAATAATATCTTGCCAGAAGATTTAAGTAACTTCGGTATTATTCCGGAATTATTAGGTCGATTACCAGTTATTTGTCCGTTAAAAGAATTAAGTATCGAAGATTTAGAAAATATTTTAACTGAACCAAAACATGCGACTTTTAAACAATTAAAAGAATTAATAGGCATGTATGGTGTCGAATTAGAATTTGATCACGATACGATTCATACGATTGCCAAATTAGCATATGATCGTAAAACTGGTGCCCGTGCATTACGAAGTGTATGTGAAGCATTAGTCGACGATAAGATTTTCGAGATCACTCCTAAGACTAAGAAAATTAAAATTACTAAGGAAGATGTCGAAAAGAAATTCGAATACTATCTAAAGAAGGAGGAAAATGATTAATGTACGATTTAGTATCTCTTACTGAAGCAGCTTTAATTACAGCTATCGATAAATTAGCTAATAATGCTGATAAATTAACAGTCGACGAAATTAGATTGCTTCATGAAATGTATATTGCTGGCACTGTCGAAAAACTTCAACAAAAATTTGAAGCTGCTGAAAAAGATGCACAAGAGTTCTTAGCTAAAGAAGAAGCTAAAGAAGCTACTGTATCTGAAATCGTAACGGCTAACGAAGAAGTTAAAGAAGAAAAACCTAAAACTAAACGTGGTCGTCCTAAAGCAAAAGCTAAAGAAGAAGACGTGCCGGTGACAGATTTCGAAGGCAATGTATTGCCTCCAGAAAAATTAGCTAAAGGTAGTGAAGATAAAGTTCATGATGAAGAACCAGCTTTCGTACCCAGTAAAGCAGAAGTTAAACCTGAAGTTATTGTCGAAGAAGCTTCTGCAACTGAAGAAGCAACAAAACCTTTAGAGTTTAACGAAGCTCAATTAGATTGTTATGTATCTGAATTTAAACGTGAAGAAACATTTGAATCTAACCCTGAAGCAAAAGCTAAACTTACGCCTCAACGTAAGAAAATTAATGCTTTCGTAAAAGAGGCCGAAGGCAATAAAGCATTGTTGCGTAAATATTTCGATGAAATTCTTGACGATGCCGATAAAGGCATGTCTTTTAAAGAAATTACGCCTTTCTATGTCGACAATTTAGCACATTATTTAACATTACGTGAAGAATTAGCACGTTATAACGAAGATCAAATTGTCGAAAAGATGAAAGAAATTTCCGGCGGAGTACTACACGATATTTCTCAATTAAATCGCTATAATATCGAAGCCATTTTAACAGTTCTTAAAGCATAATATATGCTTAAGATATATTTTAAATAATTTTATTTAAGAAAAGGAGACTATTTATTATGTCTATGAACAAATTGCTTTTACAAGGTCGTATTCCTACAAGTGAAAAATTCCGTTTTGATGTTCGTTTCGGTGATGGCGAAAATGAACGCTCTTTTGCTAATTTCCAAATGTCTGTACGTCGTAACTGGAAACCAAAAGACGAACAATACTATCCAGAAGATATCTTCAGTGTAGTAGCTTATGGTCCTAATGCTGATGTTATTGGTAAACACGTAAAACGTGGCGAAGAATTCTTGATCGCTTGTCATTTACAAAATAGAACATACGAAGACAAAAATGGTAATACTGTATATACTAATGATATTATTGTCGACGAATTCTACTTTGAAGATCATCGTTCTGGTGGTAATAGCGAATCTAATTTTGATAATTTCAGTGATGCACCAGCTAATAAGACAACAGACGATGACGACGACGTTCTCGACATTTAATTGTTAAGTTAGCCATCGTATGATATAATTATAGTGGGTGTACGCAGTGTATGCCCGCTATTTTTATTATATTTATGAGGTGGCTCATGGACCAATTAGAGCATATCGATTCCCAGATACAAAATTGGGAGAAGTTTTTTAAATTAGATAATGAACTTAGAAGTAATCTAAATCAAATTTCAGAATATGTCGGAGAAAAACTTGCTAAAGGAAAATTTGGTGAACCTATTCAAGTCGAATTCGATGACAAAATATTCCAATTTGTATTTAGAGTCGGTACTTCTGGTTTACGTGGTCGTGTCGATTCTTATATCGCTAGTAGTAAATTATTAATTAAACCTAGAGGATTTAAGGCACAAGTCGATTTTAATCAAGACGTATCATTAGCCGAAACGATTGGCGAAACGGCTCGAGGCATTTTGTATCGTTACTATGATTTAATCGATGATGAAGATCACGTTTATTAGAGGTTTTTATGTTTAAAAATATGATTTGCGGTCTACGTAATTATTTTAAGAATACTTATAATAATAACGTCGACGCACAATATTTAAGTATTTTAACTAATATTATTGCTAATGGTGTTCGTAAAGAAAACCGTACTGGTATTGCTACGTACAGTATTCCGCATCAGCGTATGTCTTTTGATTTATCAAAAGAATTCCCGTTATTAACCAGTAAATTTGTCGGTCTTAAAACAGCGACAAAAGAAATGTTATGGATTTGGCAAGATAAATCTAACGACGTTAATCTATTAAATAAAAAATACGGCGTTAAGATTTGGAATGAGTGGAAACGTACTGACGGTACTATCGGTAAAGCGTATGGGTATCAGTTAGCAAAACAATATAAGTATTTCGACGTCGATGCTAATAATGCTTTTAAGCTTAAAAAAGATGGCAAAATTAGTGATTATCGTGTTGGTAAAAATGGCGAAATTTATTAAGATGCTAAAATAACACTCGTGACTTTAGTCATAAGATACATTTTGGCAAAATAGTAAGGATATTGGGAAACTAGTATCTAGTGGCGTAATTACACGTCCAACAAAGACACTGAATTGCTGGAAACTCCTAAAGCTCAGAGTGCCTTGCTTGTAACAACAAAGGCTACGAAAGTAAAAACAAATCTCTGAGATGACATAAGGTTAAATCCTAAGTGTTATAAAACAATGGACAATCAGCAGCCAAGCTTACACATTGGTGTAAGAAAGGTTCAACGACTAGACCTCGTGAGGGTCGTACACTATAAGCGTTTGATAGTGGAAGTGGTGTCGCCTAAGTTACGAAAGTAATATGGATAAGATATAGTCTGTGCTTGTATGAAAGTACAAGGTGCACGTAATGGTGCCGAGTAAAGAGTAGCGTCTTTACTTGAACGAGACCTCTAATTAATTTTAGAAACATGGTTCTAAAATGTCCTGTAAAAACTTTACTAAAAATTTGCTTTATCAGTAATCTTATGATATAATTACCTTGTAATATAATATTAGAAAGCGAGGTGATTATGACATGTACCTAACGATAAAGCAACAGGTGAAACATTTAACAAAAGAAGAATATAATATTTTAAGAGAATTGTGTAGAATAGCTAAGAATTTAACTAATCAAGCAATTTATAATGTAAGACAATATTATTTTCAAGAAAAACAATATCTACGATATGAAGCGAATTGTTATGAAATGAAAAATTATGAAAATTATAAATTGATGAATGCAAATATGGCTCAACAAACTCTTAAAAATGTTGATACAATGTTTAAGTCATTTTTTGCTTTAATTAAATTAGCAAAACAAGGTAAGTATGATTTTAGGCATATAAAATTGCCTGATTACTTGCCTAAAAATGATTATGCAAATTTAATTATTGTATTATTTAAAATTAAAGATGATAATATTTTAACAATTCCGTATTCTTATGCTTTTAGAAAAAAATATGAAACTAAAATTCAAATTAAAATTCCTAAAGTATTAGAAGATAAAAAAATAAAACAAATACGAATTATTCCTAAATTTAATGCTAGGTTCTTCGAGATTCAGTATATATACGAAATTCAAGAAGAAGAAATTAAATTAAATACTAACAATGCACTGGCTATTGATTTAGGTGTTAATAATTTGTGTACTTGTGCTACTAACACAGGAAAATCTTTTATTATAGATGGAAGAAAGTTAAAATCTATCAATCAATTTTATAATAAGCAAAAAGCAAGATTACAATCTATAAAAAATAAGCAAAATATTAAAGTACAAACTAAACAACAATATTTAATTTCTCGCAAGAGAAAAAATAGAATTAATGATTATATCAACAAAACTTGTCGATATATTATTAACTATTGTTTATCTAATAATATTGGTACTTTAGTTGTTGGTTATAACCAATCATTTCAAAATAAGACTAACTTAGGCAAGAAAAACAATCAAATTTTTACACAATTACCATTTGGTAAAATTCGTGAAAAATTAGAATACTTATGTAAACGATATAATATTAATTATATTTTACAAGAAGAATCGTATACATCTAAAGCTAGCTTCTTTGATAACGATGATTTACCAACTTATAACATGGATAATCCACAAACTTACAAGTTTAGTGGAAAACGTGTTAAACGAGGTTTATACCAAACTAAAGATGATTATCGTTTTAATGCAGATTGTAATGGAGCATTAAATATTCTTCGGAAAAGTAAAGCTGTAGATCTCAGTATCTTATGCCGTAGAGGCGAACTGGACACGCCTAAAAGAATAAGGATCTCTTAGATCAAACTTCTTAATAAAGGAATTTTATATTCCTTTTAGAATCATGTGACTTTAGTTATGTGAGGTTCAGATGGACCAAGTCGATAAATTAATTTATGATTTACATTATAATCGTGATAGTCGACGTATGGTCGTTAGCTTGTGGAATGTCGAAGATCTTAACGATATGGCATTACAACCTTGTGCATTTTTAACGGAATGGAATGTTACCGATGGTAAATTGCATTGTTTACTCAATATCAGATCAAATGACTGGCTAATAGGAAATCCCTATAATATTGCACAATATGCTATGTTAGTATTAGTATTAGCTAAAACTAGCGGATTGAAACCTGGTAAATTTACCGTTATGATTAATGATTGTCATGTATATGAAAATCATTTAAAAGGTGCTGTTCAACAATTAGCTAATAAGACATATCCATTACCAAAAGTAACGTTAAAAGAAGGCTTCGACAGTTTTTATGAATTTGATGCTGACTGTTTTGAAGTTAAAGATTATAAACATAGTGGCAAAATCGAATTTGAGGTTGCCGTATGATTAATATAATCGTTTGTAAAAACAACTTTGATTATATCGGTAAAGATAATAAAATGCTATATCATATTCCGAAAGATTTAGCATTCTTTAAACGTAAAACCGTTAATCATGTAATTATAATGGGTCGTAAAACATTTGAAAGTTTGCCTGGTATGTTACCTAACCGTGAACATTGGGTAATTACCAGAGATCCGAGTTTTAATAAAACTCGTTCATTTAATAGTATCGATGACGTTCTAGAGGCCATCGATTCAAATATAGACTATTATATTATTGGTGGCGGTGAAATATATAAACAATTTATGCCATATGCCGATTGCTTGTATGTAACAGAAGTCGATGATTTCAAGGTAGGGGACGTTAGATTTCCGTCGATCGATATGACAAAATGGAGCTTATCTGTTTCACGTACCGATGTCGATGAAAAATCTAACTTAACTCTACGATTTAAGAAATATTTGCGAAAGGGCTAAACCTCTGTGAATAATTTCATTAATATTGCCGGAACGCTGTGTGATATCAAAAAATCTCATACAGAACGTTCTGGTCAAGATATATATTCTGCTAACGTTAGTATGAATATTGAAAAGAAATATATTAAAGTACCTGTTCAATTTAAAGATAATGTTAAGCAGGTATATAATTTAAAAGAAGATTCACACGTAAATTTATACGGTGAATTGCGAACAAAAAATCTTAAACGAGATAATGACAAAAGCAAACTAAGTGTATTTGCTTTTATCACACAAGGTAATCGACAAGTTAATAATTACAACGAAGTTGTATTAACTGGTTTTATTTGTAAGAAAAGTAAAATCATTAATAAAAAAAGTCATAATATCTGTAGTGTGATCATTGCTGTTAAACGTAATAACGATACAGTACATGACTTTATTCCTTGTGTTGGTCATAATTTAAATGCTAATTTATTTCGAGATATGAAGTTACGAACTAATATTAAAATTATCGGTAAATTTGTTAATCGCGAATATTACGATTACAAAGAACAGTGTACAAAAACGACTTACGAAGTTCTCGTAAGAGATATTCAGGTGTTACCATGATTAATCTTCGTAAACCGATCGTACGATTTGAAAAGGATTCGTTATATCGCGTGACAAAAGAACCCGATACATATCTTAAAATAGAAAATCGTGTGTATTATTTCTATACACGATTAAATAATTATCTTAATTATAATATTCATATGCGATATCTAATCGTTACTAAACAAGGTTGGTATAAAGTAGTTAATGGCGAGATGTTCGATATTGGGCGAAAACAAAAAATCATCACCTTATCTAATAATGATGATGAAATCGTGGCAATCGAACCATTATACTCAAATTTATTCTACGTTGTTACGACTCATAATAAAATTCTTCTTGTCGACATCGAGTTCAAACCGATGAACTTGCGCACGACACGTGAAAGTGCCGGTAAAAAGAATCTTGTTAAACTAAGTAACGGCGAAGAAATTAAATTAGTTCTTAACCGTTTTTATGAACAAGAACTTAATAGCCTACTTATTATTAACGATCGTGGAGAAATAAAGGTTATCGACGATGCCCCACATCGAAGAAAAGGTAATTTGCCGAAACCTATATCTAAAGATATCCCAATTAAATTAATCGTTCCTTTAAATAAATTAAATAATTCGATTATCGGTATCAATAATTATATATATTTACTTAATGAATATGATTTTAAAGATTACGTTAAAAAATATAACGGAATGTTTAAAAAATATCCTAAATTTAAAGGAAAAGTATTTACTAATTATGAATTAGTTAAAGGTATAACATATTAATGGATACAGCTAATTTAGAAACGTCTTTGGCTTCGTATGTTGGTATGTTCTCTCAGACATTACAGGGAACAAATACCGAAAAGAATCAAGCTATTATTAGCACTTTTTTAAAAGTAATTAATAATTTAATGATTGCCGAAGACGTACAAAAAGATGTTGCTATTAAACCTATTATTATGTTAGTATTAGAGTACTTAGTAGACTATAATAATTTGCTTGCCAAAAATGGTAAAGCCGATCAAGATGTAGCTACAGCAATTAAAGTACTTAATACTATTTTAAACAGACAATAGGAGGGTTTATATGGCAAGAAAAAAAGCAGAAGTCATTGTCGAAGATAAAGCTAAAGTAACTGATGCAGAACGTAGAAAACGTATCGAATTAGTTATGGCAAATCTTCGTAAGAAAAACGATGGTATTATTGTTGGTAAATTAACAGATCCTGAAGTACAAGAACAACTTCATATCGAATTTATTCCAACACCATCAATTAATTTTAATTCTGCAACTGGCGGTGGTATCCCAAAAGGTAATGTTTGCATTATTGCGGGCGAGGCCGACAGTGGAAAAACAAGCTTAATTCTTGAGACTATTGGCAAAATGCATCGTGAAAATCCAGAAGGTCATTTTGCTTTATGGCTTGAAAGCGAAGCATCGTTAAATTTGGATTACATGGTAAATCAGTTTGGTATAGATCCAGAACGATTTTTCTTTATTCAATTTGATCGAAATCATTCAGCTGAACAATGTTTAGATCAAGCTGAAGCATTATTACAAACTGGTGTTATCGATTTATTCTGCATTAATACATTAAAAGCATTGATTCCAGAATCTGAAATGAATAAATCAATGGAGCAAGTTAATGTTGGTGCTGCTGCTCGTATGAATAGCCGTGCGATGGGTAAATTTGTACCGCTAATTAAACAATATAAAACAGCGATGGTGTTAATTCAACATTTAACGACTAATATCGGTGGTTTTAGTATGTATGGTGACAATTTAATTTTAGCTGGTGGTCGTGCTATTCGTACAGCTAGTATGTTAACTGTCGAAATGCGTAAGGCTAGTGTATTAGATACTGATCCTATCGGAAAAGAAGACGGTATTAAAATTAATTGTAAGATTACTAAAAACCATTGTATTCCAAGAGAATTCCCGTATCGTAAATTTACGTACTATGCAATCTTTGGTGAAGGCATCGAACAAATTCTTAGTACTCTCGATGAATTAATCGATTTAGGTATTATTCATAAAGCTGGTGCTTGGATGCAACAGCTCGATCCAGAGACTGGAGAGATTGTTGACAAATGGAATGGTCGTAATGCCTTTAGAGAAGACATGAAAGCTAATCCTGATAAGCTTGAAAAACTTAAATCTTTAGTTCATGGTAGTTTCGAAACACTTAGTGAAGAAGAAGTTGTTGAGATTAAAGAACAAGAAAAATTAGCCGAAGAAGCTGAAGAGGCTACTAATGGCTAATTGTTTATTCGGAGATGAATGGTATACATGCCTTACGATTACAGGAAGTAAATGTACAGAATGTATTAAACATGACTCTGAATTAAGTAAGAAAAAATTAAAACAAACTAAATTTAAAGCCCGTCCGGATAAACGGATGGGCTCTAAGTTTGAGTTGAAGAATCATAACGCTAACGAAGCTTTAGTTAATGATGTCGTTAATAGAATGACTCCTAATAGTGGAGCTGGTAAGATTAAGGGCGATCAAGAGATCAAAGGCATTATTAACGTTAGCGAAGAATTAAAAACTCAAGTAGCTGAAAAAGCTCGCGGAAAGAAAACATTTACGATCCATAAAGAATGGCTCGATAAATTAAAGCGAGAATCTCAAGATCGAGAATTCTACTACTTGAAATTTTGTTTTCACGAAAGTGAAGACGATGTATTTGTTGTCGTCGATCAGGAAATTATTATGTCAATGATTAAAACTATGATTGAGGACCGGAGAAAGGCTAATAATGCTGATCATTTAATACGATTAGCTAATCTCGAGCGAGATAAAGCTATAGCCGAAAACAATTTGTTGAGAGCCGAGAAGGCATTATTGGAGGAAAAATTAAATGAGCCTACTGAATGAAGCTCGTAGTAAACATGCCGAACGTATCTGGAATGAATATTTAGAAAATTATAAACAATATCCAGTGCCAGAATACGTAAAGCAAGATTTACTGCTTCCTATCAATTCTGAACCTGAAAAGCGTAGCGATATTTTAATTATCAAAGATCCGTATCCAGAAAGTACGTCGGTATTTAATAAGGATCATGTATATGCTTCAGTGTTTAAAGTATTAAATAAGAATATTCCGATTAAAGGTAATACTGTAATCGATTGCTTACCGTATACTCCATTCGTTACGATCGGAGATAAAATTAAATATCGTGCGCCAAATCTTGAAGAACAAGAAGTAGCTAGACAATATTTATATGAACTAATCGATTGCGTTAATCCTAAGTTAATTATCTTATTCGGAAATATTTCTTTACATATGTTTAAAGAAGATAGTACTATCTTAAAAGATAGAGGTACGGCTTTTACCAGTATGGGTCATTTGTTTTTTCCAATGTATAGTGTAAATTACATTAAAAAATTGGAAGGAGAGATGAAGAAAGAAGCCGAATCTGTTCTAATTAAAGATATCGAAACGTGTAGTGCACTATATAAAGAAATTATGGAGGAAAAATAATGCCGTTAGATAAAGATTTTGATCTATTCGATGAAATCGAAAACGAAGAAGTACCTGGTCTAGATACTGAACTTACAGATACTGATAAATCAGATCTTATTACTGATGAAGATACTGTTACTGTTAAAGAAGAAGTAACAGAAGAAATTAACGAAGAAACTGTTAAGGAAGATGAAGATGAAGTTGTCGAAGACAACGAAGACAAAGAAGAGCCTGCTGTCGAGCCAATTAAGAAGATTAAAACGACAGGCGAAACATTTAATCGCATTAGTGATTTTATTGTAAATCCAGTAGCTGACGATGAATGGGAACGCTTTAAAAACGACACCTTGATTAAAATGTCTGGTATCCAAATTAAAGAAAATATTCCGCCTAATGTTATTCTTCATGTAGCAGCTGACTTAGATTCTATGTATAGTTCTATTTATGATAAATACATGGAAACTAAAACTGGTCTTGAAAATCTCACGAACAAAGAAGACGGTATTTTAGCTGTTATTAAAGCAACGAATGCTAAAGGCTCTAACGAAACAGAACGTAAAGCCAATGGTG